GATAAAACCCACGTTTAAAATTGAAATTGGAATGTCAGATGCTAAAGCTATTTTAGGTAAAGCTGACGTTAAAACATTCTTAAATTATGATGCCAGTTATGCCAATGTAATACCGAGAGCTTTTCATGGAACAACAGCATATGACTTGAAAACAATTAAACGTTTAGGCATTGTTCCTCCTAGTAAACATGAACATGAAATACTAAAATGGGATAAGTTTTATACAGAAGATTCTCCCGATAAAGTGTATTTGTCAACTGATTTTGATCGCGCACAATATTATGCAGATCATGCCGCGGTAGCCTATCACGATCGCGGCATCGATACTAAACCTGTAGTATTGCAAATAGATAATTTACCTACAGATCGTATAGTTGCTGATGATGATTTTCAATCAAATATGAGTATGATTCAACTGTTAGCTGCAATGCAAACTGGTAAGGAAGTTGATCCTAAATCTTATATTCGTTCTATTCGAGGAACATCGCAATTTGGTTATAAAGGCCGTATTCCATGGTCTATGATAACAAAAACTCTTTATGTATAAAAAAAGCTAACAAAAAGGTTGGTTCGCGTTGATTTTTTTCTTATCTTTAAGTATTAAAATAAGAGATATGAAAAATGTATTTAACAGCAAATTGGAGATCGTAGAAGCGCTCCAAGCCGAGTATGGCGAAAATCCTAAAGGCTTTTATAACACTCCTACCAATAAGTCAGTAGAGAAATTTTGGACTTATAACAGATGTTTACAATATTTGTTTAAGTTACGAAGAGATTATGTGCGTACCAAGCACGGTAAAATGCTAAGATCGTTTTACGAAAATGTTTATACTAAATAAATACGATACAAAATGGGAACACCTCAAATCATTTTATTAGTCCTAATAGGACTTCGATTGTTAATTACAGCGAATAAACATGGCCAACCTAGAACCGATAAATATAATATCTTTTTTGCATTATTAGATGTAGGAGTACTTATATGGATCTTAATAGCTGGAGGTTTTTTTAGATAAAAAAAGTAAAAAAAGCTTCAAAAAGATTTGGTAGATTGAGAATTAGTTATTAAATTTAAGTATAATAAAAAATAAGAGATATGTTAAAAACCGCAAAAAAGCCAGTTAAGAAAGTTGCAAAAACACCTGCAAAAAAAGTTACAAACCGAGTTGTTAAAGCCGTTAAGCCGTTCCGTCCATCGTCAATTAAATTGTTCCGTGGTAATGACTTAGCATTTAATGATTCTATTTTTCAACCGATGGCTACCGGCCGTGAAATTGACACCATTTTATCAACCGAAGGAGGATTGATGCCAGGTACAAATATGGTATTAGTAGGTGGTCCAGGTTCAGGTAAGACAACCGTTGCACTTGACTGGATTGCATCTTTAACTCATAAAGGGTTTAAGTGTTTATATGTATCAGCTGAGATGGATGAGATTGCGCATTACAAATATTGTAAACGTATGCCAAGATTAAGTTGTGTACAAACATTGTTCCTTAAGAATTATGCCGATAATCCGAAAGAGGTATTAGAATATGTATTTAACGAAGGCTATGACGTTATTGTAGTTGACTCAATTGCTGAGGTTATTGAGATGTATAGAGATGCGTATAGAACTACCGAATCCGCTGCAGAGTTTTGGTTCCTTAACTTGCAAGATAAAATGAAAAAAGGTGAGAACAAAAAGAAGTATTATACGTCATTTGTTAACATCCAGCAAGTAACAAAAGGTGGTGAGTTTGCCGGTTCTAACCGTATAAAACATATGACGGATGCGATGGCGCATATTGAGAGATCTAAAGATGGTTTAGAGCGTAGCATCTTCTTTAGTAAAAACCGTGACTGTGATAAGGACTTTAAGATGTATTTCTCAATTTGGAAAGATGACGTATTTTATTCCTTTGAGATGGATAAAGAGCAGGCATAAGAAAAGTACCCCTCCGGGGGTAACTTTTTTACCTAAAAGGTTGTTTAATTGAGAAATAGTTTTTATCTTTATATAAATTAAAAAAATATGCAAAACAAATTTTATTCGGTCGGAAATGACTTAAAAAGGGCAACCGCGTTTGCCAATTCTTTAGACAGCGATTTTATTCGCCAAGTACAAAGACAATCTCAACGAGAAGGATATGTAGAGTCCTTAGATGCCGTTAGAGCATTGCAAAAAGAAGGTTGGCAATTGCATGGAGTGCAAGAGCAAAAAGACCGTAAAACTCGTAAGACATTATCGCATGCATTGCAAATGAGGCATCCGGATTTTGCTTTGCGAAATGCCAAAGGCAATACCGAGTCAGTTGCATCTATGACAATTACTAATAGTAGTACTGGTAATAGACCTTTGGAAGCATCGTTAGGTACTTATCGGTTAGTTTGTTCTAACGGATTAATTGCACATGATAGATATGCTACGGAGTCAATTGAACATAGTATAGGAAGTGGCTTTAATTTAGAAGATGCAATGTCTAGACTCAATCGTCATGCCGAGATTATTTTGCAAGAATTTAATAAGCTTAAGCAGAAGGATTTGACTCCAGCTCAAATTAAAACATTTGCAACCGAAGCTGCAAAATTGCGTTATAGAGAGGCTGAGTTGAGTGATATTAATATTGATGATTTGTTAGCCGTACATAGGCCAGAGGATGCCGGAAATGACATGTGGTCCGTATACAATAGAGTTCAAGAAAATTTAACGCATGACATTATTAATCCGTATGCTGATATTGAATTGAACAAAGGATTAACCGAATTAGCAACCGTATTTGCATAATAAGATGGCAGAGAAAAATCAATCAAATGGAATAGGATTAGGGACATTATTGTTCCTAATCTTTCTTATATTAAAATTAACTGATAATATTGATTGGAGTTGGTGGTGGGTAACAGCACCGCTATGGATTCCGTTGGCAATAGTAAGTGCAATTGCAGTAATTGCAGCGGCAGTGGCGGTATTTGAACATAATAACAAAAAATAAAATGGAACAGGCAAATTATAATTCATTGGTACGGAAAATGGTCATGCAATATTGCACGAGATTATTAGCATATGATGCAATGTTATACAGTATTAAATACAGTTCATAATGAATAACGAAGTAGAATTATTAGGACATTACGGCGATGATTTAACTCATGCATGTTCGGCTTGGACAAGTACTTCACGAGAACTTACATCAGAAAAAATAGAACGTGTAGGTAAATTATTAACAATGTTAGCTTCGGAAGGGCACCATACTCCCTTTGAAAAATCATCATTGCATTTTCTGGTAACAGTGGATCAAGCAACTCATATACACCTATTAAAACACCGCATAGGGGTCTCAATTAATGGGGAAAGTGCTCGCTATAAAGAACTGAAAGAAGATAAGAGTTATTATCCTAAGGATTGGCCTGAAAGGTGGGATATTGCATTGCGTAATTTTACAGCCGAAGCCAATGCACTTTACCATGATTGTTTAGAAGAATTGACACCTTTGCTAGGCCGTAAACGAGCTAAAGAATCTGCAAGATTTTTCAAAACATTTAACTCGCAAATCACAATGGACATTATGTTTAATTGGAGAAGTTTTGCACATTTTCTTGAGTTAAGAAATTCAGAACACGCCCAAGTCGAGGTCAGAGAATTAGCTCAAAAAATGTTAGATTTAGTTAAAAATATCGAAGGTAATCCATTTAAAGAAACTATAAAAGCTTTTAACTTTTAATTAAAGCACCATTATCGGATTAATTCATATTTATTAATATGATACGATTAAAAGATTTACTGAAAGAAACAGCATCACCGGAGAGTCTTATTACTCGATGGAAACAAACTGTAAGTCCTTCAGAGCTAAAGTACTTCTGCAAAAGAGATAATTGTGGCCCTGCAGCGTTGAGTTTTATGCAATTCTTAACAAAGCAAGGTGTGCAAGGATTGAAGCGTATAGAAGGATACTTCAAGGCAGACTCAGTTGTATACGATAAAGCTGACTTCACCAAAGAAATGAAACAAGAGTTTATTTCGGATGGCGGGAATTGGAATAATGCTAATGAGAGAAAGCAGTGGATCGAGAATAGCAAATATGCTGAACAGTGGAAGTTTATTCCACATTATTGGGTACAGGATTCACGAGGCAATATATATGATGCGATAGGTCATGAACAGTTTGTTAAAACTAAATTAGCTAAGGATCTAAATAAAGATAGATATTCATTAACAGATACATCTGACAAATAAACTAACATTAAATAATTGAGTTATGAAAATAAAATTAGACCAAGTGTTATGCCAAATATATGTTTTGCCATACATTAAAATTACACATGATAAATGGTTAAACGGTAGCCGTGAATTTATTATAGGATGGTTAAATTATCAGTTGGTATTTGAATTTTAGACATGGAATTTTTAAACTCACATCCTATTAAGAAATCTGATTTAGGATTTCATGGCAACTTATTTGGTGGTAAGCTTTTAGCATGGATTGATGCATCCGCGGCTGGTTATGCAATGCAGTTATGTGATACACCTAGAATGGTAACAGTTAGTATTGATAAATGTAATTTTGAAAAACCGGCTCGAGAAGGACAATTAGTTAAAATATACGGATATCCTCAAGCGATAGGCAACTCATCTATCAATTTATATATGGAGGCGCGAGCCCATAATGTATACACTGGTAATCAAGTTGTTGTACTTAAAACGCATATTAAATTTGTACATATAGATGAAGAAGGACATCCAATTCCATTAGGCGAAAAAGCACGTATACGTGTAAAGAATTTATTAGAAAATGCGGCTAGTTAACGTACAATTGTTACATGTCCATGTATCTCACGCTTCTCATCTGTATTCAAAAGATCAAATCTAATTAACCAAGTATATACGCCATCCGGTACTGTTTTACCATCATATGTACCATCCCATGTTGCGGCTGGATCTAAGGATTCCCAAACAACATTTCCCCACCTGTTAAGAACGTATAATTGAAAATGATCTACTGAATAACCAGATGTAAATATAGGTCCCCATACCTGATTATATTCATTACCATCGGGCGTAAAACAATTAGGAACCCAATAAATAAGTGGATCGCAACTTGTAATAACAACAGTATAATTTACAGGTTCCGATGCACATCCTATATCATTATAACCAACTGCTGTTATCTCGTATATACCTTCTTCATCGAAGGTTAAACTAATGTCATTACCGGTACCGGCAACTGTATTATTTACTGTCCATTCAATTGTACCTGGGCCATTCATTTCCGTAGAATATGTAAATGTAGGAGTATTATCACATATCTCAATGTTCTGTTGTGCAAACATTGTCAACGGTAAAAATAATATGTAAAACAAGCGTTTCATTAGTTATGAGATATAGGTGTTAATACTGGTTGAGCTCCTACTGTAACTGTTGTAGTTGCAGTAAATGTACATCCATTTTGAGTTATAGTATATGTAATAGTATGCGTTCCTGCACCCGCCGTACCAGGGCAAAATTGATTACCAACAACCCCTGTTCCAGACCATGTTCCACCCACCGGTGTACCTGTTAAATTCACACATGGATCGGTTGAACAATAAGGTCCAATAGCTGTTATTGTCGGTACAATTTGCAGTATAAACACGTTTAATGTAACCGGTGTAGATGTACAAGATCCGGCGGTTGCTGTAACTGTAACGCCGTTAGGAATTAGTCCAGGCGCAGCTGCTGACCAATTGACTCCAATCTGATTTGTACCTTGGCCTGAGGTAATCACACCAGGTGCGGCGACTGTCCAAGTATATGCGTATCCTGGGGTATTCGTGACCTGATAAATTGAGCCATTTGTTTGATAACAAACTGTATCTGGGTTTAATGTTGTTAATTGCGAAAATGCCGTTCCGGCGAATACTAAAGCAATTGCTGTTAAAAACTTTTTCATATGTTTCCTTAATTATGAGATATAGGTCCTACCACTGGTGTAGTTGCGTTTATAGTTCCGTTAAATACGGTGAATGGTGTGATCACATCACATGATGTACTAGTATAACTACCCCATACGCCATCCGATCCAGCACTAACTTGAAGTAAAAGACTCTGAGGTGTACATACATTAGCAACGGTTAAATTTACACAGAAAGTCCATACACATGACCCCATATCACCAAAGTCATTTCCAGGATTACCGTCTATAGTTAAATCGAAAAAATAACCAGGTCCTACCGTTGTTATAGGCGTAGTAGTTGATGTTACAGATGTCATCCAAACCCATTGACCTCCTGATCCATTTCCACCACAATTAGCCGGAGCAGATTGTGGAGTTACGGATGCCCATCCCGGTCCTAATGTGAGATCAAATCCTTCAATCCAATTGGAACCTAACTGGTTGTAGCCGTTCATTGTATAACACATCGTTACGGTTTGTCCAGGTAAATATTGTCCTCCGACAGGTGGTGGTGTCAATGTAAAAGATTGCGTTCCGGTACATTGCGAATTGGCATAAAAAAACCAACTTAAAAATGATATTAATGTAATAACTCTTTTCATACTATTTATAATAAATATTAAACTAATTAATATTATTGTTTTTAATTTAGATCGATATTTATATCAAATAGGATATTAGCATGATAAAATTAAAATCATTATTGCACGAACATATAATAAACGAAGCTCCGGCAAAAACTATTAAAAAATACATGCTTCTTATTTGGGATGCGAAAGGCGGCGCCCGGCCGAATTTACTCATGGCATTTACTTCTGACAAAGAAGTCAACTTAGATATTCCAAAGGGTGAGTTAGCAGATATAATATCAAAAGTGATGATGGACATAGATCCAGATGATTTTGAAACTGAGATGATCAGTACTGATGATTTTATGGATGAATACGGTAGCCCGCGAAATCCAAACCAAATAAACATCAATAAAATTCAAGTCGAAGAAATATAAGTAAAAGCAATATTTATATTAAAATAAGGTGATAACAATGAAACGATCAGACATCAAACGAATTATAAAAGAAGAAATTATAGCGGCATTACGTGGTCAAATCAATGAAGATTTTGCAGATCCGATTGCACGTGAAATTCATAAAAACATTGGTACAACACCAAGCGAACAGAAAAAAATATTCAATGCAATTGCAAGAAAATATGATATCGCATGGGATAAGGTACCAGCCGGATCATTCCAAGATATTACAGGCGATAGCCGATTGGCCAAAACTGGTTTGGTATTTTACATGTCAGAACGACGTGAAAGAGTTGGTGGTGGATATGATCAGACGATTAATCCTGGTCTATTAGCAGTGACATTGGATGGTAAAACATTATATTATGGCGGGTCAGCTCCTTACCGGTACGGCATGCCGCCAGCAGATCCTTTTAGAGGTGACAAACAACGATATAAAACGTCCGCGGTTCAAGGCGTAACAACTGATAAAGGCCGTAGTACATCATCACCGTTGGGTCAAGGAATTCGTGGTACAATGCAACTTAAAAAATTGGTTGAGTTAGCTGATAAAATGTATCGTTTTGATTTGGAATCATTCCGCGGCGGAACTACTGCAATGAAAGCTAAAAGAGCTGAAATGAAAGTTGGTACTGAAATGTTTACCGATCCTAAACGATATAAAAATGCCAATTTAGATCGATACAAAAAAATCTTAGCTACTCGAGTAGCTGGTAAAGATGCATTAGATAGCGTTGTAAAAGAAGGTATGCAAATTATCAATGACGCTATCGTCGAAGGAATGAGCGTTGTACGTACAGACCAATGGGGATATCCAGTTGCTAGCGTTAATGGCAAAGACATTAAAATTTCAGATCTTTCATATGTAATGAATCGTTTGTTTCAAAAATATGAGCAGTATGTATCAGCTGTTAATCAAGCGGAAGAAGAGAAAAAACGTTATGGATCGTCCGCGGTTGATAGCTATAGAGCATCATCAATTCGTGGTTATGCATTAGAAGTTAAACAGATTGTTAACTCATTAAAAGCAGGTAAAGTATAATGAAAGAGTTAGAAGAGTTGATATCACAGTTACTGCATTCAAGAACGCAAACACATATCTATCACCTACAAACTAAATCATTTGCTGAGCATATGGCATTGGGTGGATATTATGACGGTATCGTAGGTTTGATAGATGGATTAGCAGAAGCATACCAAGGCAAATATGACATCATTAAATCATATAAAAATTACAGTTTAGATAACTATTCAAGTAATTCTCAACTCATAACATATTTTAAAGCATTATCTAAAAAGGTTGAAGATATACATGGTAAAGTAAAAGATACATACATCCAGAATCAATTGGATACTATCAATGAACTTATCAATTCAACCGTATATAAATTACGATTTCTTAAGTAAACTTTTTTAAAAAAAGCTTCAAAAAAATTTGGTACTTTGCCATATTCTTCTTATCTTTATTATATAAATAAAAAATAAGAGATATGGCAAAAGTAACAAAAAATTCAGGTTTCAATCGTCAAGATGCAGTTATGGGTCAATTCCGTAGAGACCGTTTATCAAAAATTGAAAATTCTACCGTTGCTCGTTGTTTAGAGTTAGGTCGTAAAAAGGCTGAATACCAGGCAAAAATGGCAGCACAAATGACACCTAGAATCATTAAATAATGGCAAAACCAAAAAAACTTAAAGTCGGGGACCGGGTAATATGCCGGTTCCTCGGCGCTAAAGATATAGGTACAGTAACTGAGATTACTGCTCCTGGCCAATATAAGGTCAAATTAGATAGAGGCACCATACTTCCAAAGTCAGAATGGTATGATCCAACCGATAAAAAACATGCCGCAAAACCATGGCATATTCATGAATACGTTGGTTGTACTGAACTCAATAAGACAGATGTGAATTCTGATATTCCGAAAGACACTTTAGATAAAAAAGAACTTAAAGATGCCATCAAAAAGCAAAAAGATTTTATCCGAGGAAGAGCCAAAAAATAAGGTTAAACCATTTCCTTATCAGCACCGATATTGCTGCCATTTTAGCAGTAAACACGGATCAAAAGACATTGATTATGTAATGCATTGTGATTATGCAGATCCGCGTAGTTCTAAAGCTATATCCGAATTAAAGCACCGATTATCATGGACATATGCCGGATGTAAATTAGAACGATTCCGTGTAATAGGTAGTAAAAAGGTTTCTACCGGATATTTATATGAAATTAAAAGGAGAAAATATGAAACTGAGTAAAGAGCAGATTTTAGGTATTATCCGTCATGCATTAACGTTTGCCGGTGGTATCGTGGTTATGAAAGGATTAACTGATGAAGCGACAGTCACTGAAGTTATCGGTGGTGTCATGACATTAACTGGTGCAATTTGGTCAATTGTTGAAAAGAATGGTAAGGCTTGAAAATATATCGACAGGTGAATTTTTAGTCGGCGAAGAACTGGAATTTTTCGTTGATGATAGCACTCTTATCGGCGAGGTTTATTTAGATGGTGATTTAATTTATCAATCTATGGACACCGTTGACGAGGACCAATTAGAAATTGAATTCTCGAAAGAATATATAATAGAAGAAAATTTCGAAGAAGAAAATGAGGATGCAGATCCTTATGGTTTTGATGAATGGAATTAAAAAGGAAACATTTATGACATCGCAAGAGTTATTTACACAAATGCAAGAACAATGGACAGAATTTTCAGAAAATCATGAAAAGTTCGTTGACAAAGGAAACCGTGCCGCTGCTACAAGAGCTAGAAAAGCTGTAGGTGAACTAAAAAAATTGGTAACTGAATATAGAAAACAATCAGTGACCGAATCTAAAAAAGGATAACAAAATGGATAACAAAGATCTCCGTACTAAATTAAATCAGATTATCCAAGAGGAAATTAAGTCTGTATTGACTGAACGATCATATAAGTATGGAGGTCTTTTAGATCCAAATAATTTTGATCCTATCGATCCTGAAATACACATCGTCGGCTGGGGTACATTGACTCGTTCTGCATTACGTAGAGAGATTGCTCGCCGTATCGAAGGATTAGCAAAAACTGCTAAAGAAGCAGCTGCCGGTGGTGCTGGATCATTCCGTAAATATTCTAATTTAGCTAATGACATGAATGATAAAAGTGTTTTAACATTGATGATTAATGCTGAGATAGAAGTAGCCGAAGAGTTAGAAGACCGCCGTAAAAAAGGTGGACGACGTGCTACACCGATACCAAAACAATTTTAAAAAAAGCTACAAAAAGATTTGGATCTTTGATTCAAAGTTTATATATTTATGTATGTTTAATTAAAAATCAAAAAAATGAGTTATTACATTGCAAAAGTTAAAGTAGCAACCGATACTCCAAAAGGAGTAAAAAAAGTAACCGAGACTTATCTCTTAAATGCAGCATCTGTTACACATGCAGAAGCTCTAATCAACAAAGACTTCCAAGATTCTGGAATTGACTTTGAAGTTAAATCAGTAACAGCGAGCCAGATCTGCAAAATTATTAATCCACTAAATAATTAATAATGATGTATAATCCGGGAGATATTGTTGTTGTCCGTACAGAGGACATCCATCAAGTAGCTATTGTTACTAACGTTCATAGAAAAAAGAATACAATTACAGGCTATGATGTGCGATCTGAAAAAGGTAGTGCATATCTAGTCGTATCTGTTGATAAACCAAAAGATCTATATTCCATTAATTCAACGTTAACCGAAGTATGGAAACAGAATACTGATACTCCTACTAATCTTGCATTCAATCGACATATCGGCCATACACGTGCAAATTATGGTGAACTAGTACGAAAGGAGATCGATCCGGATCGTCATTATGAAAAATGCAATGATTTTTCTTTTCCAGTAGTTGGTGAGCGTTCATGGTAAAATTTTAGTTATGACACGAGAACAAAAACGCGTTTTAAAAGAATATCCAAAAGCAAAATGTACTATCGACGACAATGGACATTTCATTATAATTGTAGATGATATTATATTAGCCGAAGAATATTATTTGCCGCCAGCACTAGATACTATTACAGCATGGGCTAACGCTGCATTGGCATGTAAAACGACTCAGAACTTCAATCGAACTCATCCATTAAGAATGGATTTAACGAATATTGAAGATAAATTAATACGAATGGAAAAACGTAAAACACGAGGAAAAAAATGAAAATACTTAATGCATTTAATCGTATAAGACGAAGTTTAAATCTGCCAGATGTTACAATGGAACCATCAAAAAATCAAATTCCAGAGGAGATATTAGAACAAATTCAAGCCGATGATATGGTAATAGAAGATGAAACAATTGATGAACAATCGGATATAGAAACGGATGATACTGATAATACTATCGAGTTTTCTGAAATGGAAGAAACGTATATTGATTCGATTGAAAAAGAAGAAATGGATGCGGAATATGACGAAGGTTATATGCAGTATTCATCAGAAGTTGTCGGATTCGGTAACCGAGAAATTCAATGGAATGCATATAGAGCAATTTGTTCATATATTGATAGTAATAGTGTAATCGATTTTGGTTGTGCGCGCGGCGACTTTCAAGCATTTTATCAATCCGAATATCCGGAACAAGAACCATTGGATTACGTAGGAATTGATTCGAATTTACCATTAGTAGAAGCAGGTTTACAGATATATCCTGGTATTAATATTATTCAAACTGATTGGTTTAATTTAGATGAGTCAATACAACGTGATTGGGCTGTAAATATCGGTTCATGTAATCTTCGTTATGATACGGATATTACAACTGATGATATTGAATATACTCAGAATACGATAAAGAAAATGTATGCTCATTGTACAAAAGGATTGGTAATAATGTTAGCATCTGATATTTCTGGTAATCCTGATGGCCTGATAAATTACAATCCAGGTTCCTTACTTAATTGGGCTCAACTAGAATTTAGTAACGTCGCACTCGACCATTCAATGGGTGACGATGTATTTTGTTTAATAATTTATAAGTAAAAAAATGAGTATCAACAACAGATTTGGTATCGATGAAAACCGAGTAAAACGATTTGGTAAAAACTACAGCAGTATTGATTTCGATATGAAAGAAAATATTAATGCGGAAGAATACTTCACAAAAGGCGATTATATGCCTGTAGGTCGTTTTGTTATCGGAAATCAACAAATTCCAGTAACTATTAAGGAATTGGAAAAGATTGAGCAAACAGCGAAAGAAGCTCAATCGGCATTACGCCAAGCATACCGGTTAGGTTTAATGCACTAAAATGGGCTTCCATAAAAGGCGGATTACCGACAAACTAGTTCGATATTGTTATATCAACGGTGGTATTGATTCTTTAAAAGGTTTATTAACAGCCGACGCATTTATGTGCGAACAAGGATTAGCATCGACGTTTATTGACATGTCAAATGCAGAACTAGTTTGTTGGTTACGCATTGAAAAAACAATTTATGATGATATTTATACGAAAGGGACATGTATGTTAACAGAGGCACAACAAGAAAATGTAGCTGTTATATTAGCTGATAATACGTACTCTAGGGACGAAAAATTAATTAAGCTTAAGCAATACTTATCCCAATTTAAAGATGAACTTGGTGCGTATGGAATTGAATATACATATTTAGCATCGCAAATATTAAAGGAGCATCATGAAAAACTTAACAGATCTCGAGATATTATCTGATGAATATGATCTATTCTGGATGTTATCTGATTCCGAAAAAATCGAATTTTTATTCGATGCTTTATCAATTGGGGTTAGCGAATCTATTTTAAAACAGATTTGTAAACCAAAACCAAGTTCTGGATTAAACGTAAAATCATCATCTTCCGAAGATATGTCAGTCGGTCCTCACCGATTATGTATATCAGTATTTGATGATATTTTAACATTAAATTCGGATAATTTACGTGTTATACGTATATTTGTACGTAAGTTTTTCCGTGATGGTTATATTTTAGTTCGTACAAACGAGATTAAAAAAGATAAAGATTACGATATTTACAGGTATTTTAAAGCCTATAACATATATAAAACCGGCTTGCCGATTTGTGAAAATTAATATTTATTAATGTAATTGATTACACTGCGGGTTTTCATTACAAATTAATTATTTTAGGAGATTAAAATGAAAGAGTTAACACCATTCAAATTCCCCGGTACGTCAGCATTTGACATACTATTTAAAAATTTCTTCGAAACCGAAACAGAATTTGCACCATTCAATCAAATTCGCTTCAACTACCCTGTTGATATCTATACTACCGAAGAAGGTATGAACATTGATATCGCATGCGTAGGTGTTGATAAAAAAGATCTAGACATTAAAATCGAAGGTGATATCTTACGAGTAGAGTATAAAAAGGATTCTACTGAAGAAGATACAAAAATCGATTACATCCAAAAAGGCATTGCACGACGTGCATTTAATATGGGTTGGAGAATTAGTCGTCGATATGATTTAGGTAAATTAGATGCTAAATTAGAAAACGGCTTACTGCAATTACATATGCCAATAACAACTGAAAGCAAACCAAAAAAAGTTACGATTAAGTAATAAGTTACAAAAAACCCGCAGTTAATCAATTATGAGCTTTAATCGTCAAGTCATTAATTTCAATGGCAATTTTCTTATTATCAAACGCCGAGTACGTGAAAATCATCTTCGTCCAGATTATGATTTAGAAGTCTTAAAACAATGGGCAATTGCCGATATGGCGTTACGTAAAGATGGATTTCTATACCTTTGTGAAACAATACAAGATGTAAAAATAATTGAAACTTTTTCTGAAAAAGATTAGGTTCGCGTTACTTTATTTCTTATCTTTAAGTATAATAATTAATAAGAGATATGAAAGTAAAATTCACCAATCCGCAAATGTACCGCGAAAGCTTTGATGGTAAAATGATTATTAACAACTTCTTTAAAGGCAATAAGATCCTTTTCGGTCAAGTTAAACAAGTTGTTGATGCATGCTTCCTAGAAGTTGAATGTATCAATGAAATAGGCAAACCGGTTAAGTACATTGTCAATCCTAATTCAGACTACAATTTTAGTTTTATTCCAAATGAAGAAGCAGAACGTAAGTATGCTGATAAATTAAATGCATATGCAGATGAGTTAGAAGCTTTAGATAAAAAAGCTAGAAAAAGTTGCTAAAAGATTTGGATCGCGTTATTATTTTCATTAAATTTAAGTATAATAAAAAATAAGAGATATGACAATTAGAGTAGGTTTAGTAATTCAAAGTCACTTAAGTGATGCCGCGATTGAAATGAGTTTCGATCCAGAACAAGCCAATCGTCGAATTCAATTTGTTAAGTGGTTAGTTATGTTATTTCCAGATACGTCAGTGCAAGTAGAAGAATCTGAATTGAATGAGATTTATAGAAATCGAGTATTAAAACAAGAAACGGCAAACAATTAAATATATGAACGAAAATGTACGTTTAGGTTATGCATGCGTCAATATGACGCTAACTAGCCGACCTCGTAAGTTAGGTGGTCCTGTGACGACATCGCGAACCTTACGTAAAGATACTTGGCAACCTAATTGGAATTTATTCCTCGTCGGTGAGAAGGCGTTAGCTAATGCCAATGATTTACTTCATTATCTTAAATGGAACGAAGAGAATAAAATTCGTTTGTTTCGTATTGGATCTGAACTGTTTCCATGGCATGATCATTATGAATTACGTGACTTACCTCAGTACGATGAGATAGCAGCTAAGTTGTTTGAATGTGGTGAGTATGCTCGTGCACATGGTCATCGAGTAACTACTCATCCTGGTCCGTTCCATGTGTTAGGTTCTCCTCATGAAGCAGTTGTTGAAAAATCTATTATTGGTTTAGAACGACATTCTGAGATGTTTGACCTCATGGGATATGAACCTTCCTTCGAGAATAAGATCAATATTCATGTCGGCGGTTGTTATGGTGATAGACATACTACGGCTCAGCGCTGGCTTAAGAATTATCATCGTTTATCCGATCGTTTACGAGCTCGTTTAGTACTCGAGAATGATGATAAATCGTCGATGTTTTCAGTACGGCAATTGTTCGATTTGTTCTATCTTCCGGCCGGTATTCCTATTACCTTTGACTATCATCATCATATTTTTCATCCGGATGAATTAACTCAACATGAAGCGTTAGATATGGCTAGCTCGACTTGGCCTGATAATGTAATACAATGTTGTCATTATTCCGAAGGTCGTAAAGCTGAACAACAGCTTATGTTAGATTCCATCATGGAACGTAATAACATAACATATGACGATTTAGAACGATGGCCAACTATAAATGCTATAGCAAAAGAAATTGCGAAAACGCGACCACAAGCTCATTCCGATTATATTCAAGATGAGATTAACACGTACGGTAAGACATTAGACATAGTCGTCGAAGCCAAAGCTAAAGAGTTAGCGGTTTTACGTTATCGCGATATTTATGTATATAAACAAGATAAAAAGGTTTTATTATGAAAGACAAAGACAATGTATTAAGAGTAATTGACGATGCGGATAACATGTTAGCAGTACTCATTGAACTTGCAAAAAAACAAGCCATTGACACTAACGAAGCTGTTATTCGTTTAAATGAAATTAGATCTAAATTACAATTTGTTAACGAGAGAGTTGTTATCAGTTAATCAAGCTAATCATGAAACGTATCTTACCGTATTTAATTGCCATTGCCGCCGTGGCATTGGCTGGCTCCGCTGCATATTATTCAATTTTTGGATTATCTAAATTCTATGCAGGAGCGGCTACCGCTGTAATTATTATGGGTATTGCTATCGAAGCTTCTAAAATAATTGCAACATCAGTACTGCATCAATATCATAAAGTCTTAAGTTGGCCAATTAAAATCTATTTAACTTTGGCTATTGTACTTTCGATGATTATTACCAGTGCAGGTATCTATGGCTTCCTGACAAATGCATATCAAGAGACTGCATCGAAGGTAGAATTGTTAGATGGCGAGGTAGGAATAATTGAAAATAAGAAAACGGCATTCCAAGATAACATAAAACGACTCCAATCTCAAATTGATAGCAAGAATAATCGAATAACAACATTATCAACCGTACGGTCGCAACAGGAGACGCGATTGCAGACTTTATATGATTCTAAATCTACCGGTGCTGCTAAACGTACAGAAAAGTTGATAGCAGATGCTGATAGACAGATTAATACATTAACCATTGAAGTTGATTCATTAAATGCTAATATCACATCGTTAAATGATAGCATTGCAAATTTGGAAAAAAACATTTTAGAAAAAAATGCTAATTCTGATGTTGCTGCTGAAGTAGGTCCGTTACGGTTTGTTTCAAATCTTACCGGTGCATCGATGAATAGTGTTGTTAACTGGTTTACTATTTTACTTATACTTATATTCGATCCATTGGCAGTTGCTTTGGTCATTGTACTTAATAAAATAACAAAACGAGATGACCCAGATGATACAATGCCTACGGTACAATATAATGATGTGGCTATTAAAAGTGAACCACCATCAGAAGTTATAATAACACCAAACGTATCAACGGTGACAGTGAATGAAATTAAATCAGAAGAGCCTTCCATCGCAGTGCCTCCGCCCGAAGACATTTACGATGAAAAACCTAAGAAGCGTAGAGGTAAAGGTAAACCTATTTATTGGTAATCTTAATTTTAATTTATGAGTTTTAAGACAAAAACAATTCAAGGCGAACGATATATGATTTGCCGAGCTAGTAGTCCATTAGACAAATATTATAATGGACATACATGTGATCGATGGTGTAAAGTAGGAAAGAATGCCACTGCCATTTTATGTTATAAATGTACAATGAGTTTAACCGAACCACCTGAATATAGTGGTGGGTATAAAACTAAAGGATTTCCTCGAGGATGGCAGTTCATGTCCGAATTTGTTCATACAGATGGTACAGTTTATTTTAAAGGCAAAGAACAGCCAGATCTTAAAGGAACTAAAGAACCGTCGCAAATTGAAACAAAATCAAAACCAAAACTTTCTAGAAAAGAAAAACAAGAGCTAAAAGATCAGTTGTTACAACAATTGGTTTTTACACGAGGGCAATTGGCTAATGCTAAACTTAAAAGAGATATTAATACAAGTAAAAGTCAACTAAAGAAAATTGAAAGACAGTTGAAAAAGCTTAATTAATATTTGGTAAATAGTAAACAATTTTATATATTAGTCGTATGAGTTTATATGATGAAAGGCCTTCCAACGCCAAAGGCCAACCAACCGAAAAAGAAGAGCCATCACTATATGAGACAGTATCTGAGCAGATGGCAACGTTAATGGATTTTGATGATTCAGTTATTTATTTAACAACTGAAATTGATGAAACTACATTAACTGATTTAATGATCCGTATAAGAGCTATACTAAAAAATCGACCAGAAGAAAAAGCTGATGAACCGATTAACATTGTTATTAATTCACCAGGTGGTAACTTTTTTGAAATGTTTGGAATCATTGATTATTTCGAATCATTATCTGTAAAAGTTAATACTATATGTCGAGGCCAAGCAATGTCAGCCGCCGCTGTTATATTAGCTTTAGGTACTGGTACTCGTATGATGAGTAAACGATCAGTTGTTATGTTTCATCAATCGTCTAGTTTTTTAGATGGTAAAATGAGTGACTTGGCATCGTATTTAGAATATGTAAAACATTTAGAATCAACCGTACATAATATATTGTCGCAACGAACTAACAAAGATGCAATTTGGTGGAAAGAACAAATGAAATCTGATTTATTTCTTACGGCCGAACAACTATTAGAATACGGTGTTATTGACGTAATAATTTAAAGAATATGAGTTTAACAGCAGAACAAATTGCAAAAAATTGGGAAGATTTCGTTGAAGTAATTGAATCACATTTTCCAGAAGAACGAGCTAAAAAGATTTTAGCTATGTATGATGATTTAGGAGAACGAGTTAATACATCGCCAGCATCATCAGTTGACCATTATCATAACGCCTTTATCGGCGGTTATATCGACCATGTACTACGAGTTACTCATTGTGCTAAGCAAGTATATCAGTTATGGAAAGATAATGGTGCTGACATGTCAGGTTATACTGAAGAAGAATTGGTATTTGTTGCCTTACACCATGACTTAGGTAAACTAGGTTTTCCAGGTAAGGATGGCGAAGTATATATTCCAAATGATTCGGAATGGCATATTAAAAATCAAGGTAAAATCTTTAAACATAATGAAAATAATCCATTTGCCTTAGTTAATGATATGTCTCTTTGGTTATTGCAATACTACGGAATTACAGTTTCATTCAATGAAATGTTAGGTATTAAATGTACCGATGGGCTATATGATGAAGCTAATAAACCATATTTTATTTCTCGAACTAAAGATTCAAAATTGCGTACTAATTTACCATATGTAATGCATCAAGCAGATTTAATGGCAGCTCGAATTGAATTTGAAAAGTGGAGAAATAATGGGCCAACGACCGTAACTAAATCTAAACCAGCTACACCAAAAAAGGCAGTTAGTACATCATCTCAAGGATTAGATACTAGCCGTTTATTTAAAGATTTATTCGGAGAATAATATGATTATCATAATATCAATTTTAGCAGCATTACTGATTACATCTGGATTTATAATTTATAATCTATTACGTAAAGTAGAAGGATTAGAATCGTATACGGAAGAGCTAGAAGCTTCAAATGCTAGTTATGATGAATTTTTTACCGTACTCAAACAACGAGTTAATGGAATGTATTCACATATAAAAAATATCGATCGATTAGGATCATTCCAAGCGGATGATGAAACCGGAACAATTTTTAATGAAATTAAATCGGTTATTGAAAAATTAAATGAAGGATTCTAATGTCATCAGTTAAAGAGTTTTATGAATGGTACAACCAAGAAGTCGATGCTACACAGTCAACAAAGCGCCGCGGCCGTAAACCAAACGATAGGCAATATTTCACATACATAACCGAAAAAGCGATTATTGCATATAATAAAGAAGATAATCCAAATCTACGTAATCGTATTTACAGAGATCATATCGATTATCCATTTAATAAACTCGTTGAAAATATCTATCATACGTTTAAATTTAGTTATTTTGACGTGCCATATGAAGATATTAAATGTGAAGTAGTTGCGTTTCTTAACGAAAAAATTGATAAATTTACTGAAGGCAAAGGTAAAGCCTTTTCATATTTTTCTATTATTGCAAAGAATTATCTTATCATACAAAACAATACCAACTATAATAAATTAAAACGTAGAGCTGAAACAACAGAGATTGATGAGACTCGAGATCTTCTTAATGAAATCAGTTTAAATAGTTATCAGGAATCGTTGCGAGATTTTATAAAACAATGGTGTGATTTTTATGATGAGAATTTGAATCGAGTATTCACTAACAAGCGTGATATTTTAGTTGCAGATACTATACTAGAATTATTTCGTACCGTCGATTCAATTGAAAATTTTAACAAGAAAGCAATTTATATTCTAATTAGAGAACGTACTAATCTAAAAACTCAGAATATAACTAAAGTATTAAACGTATTGCGTTCAGATTTTGAACGAATGTTTAAGACATATTTAGAAAGCGGTCATATAGTCTACTAAAATCATAACGCCCAATATTTATTAATAAAGGGTTACTATGAATAATGAATTTGAACTATTCAAAGGTACTACGTTTTCAGATTTGATGCGTGATGTATATCACAACTCGAAAAAGAAGTCTCGTCAAATAGATACGTTAATACAAGAGTTACAACCGTTAGTTAAAAACATAGGCGATGCTACAGTCATTGTTCCTTTAATTAAAGACTACCTCGAGGTATCAGTAAAAAATGATGATGCGTTAGTTAAACTAGCCGCCATCGTTCAACGGTTGGTATCTGTATCAAGTAAAGATGATGATGGTAATGAATTTGGAATATCGGATGATGAACGTAGACGTTTGCTTGAAGAAGCGGAACAAGAAATTAAATCTATACAGAAATCATCTAACCCTATAAATACAGTTAATGAAAATAAGGATATAGATGGCACAAGTGTTCGTAGCGGAAGTGATAGGTGATGCATTAGCATACGGTGGATCGGCTTTAACAACAGTAGGAAATACAATAACAAAAATAGCATCGGGTAATCCAAATGCAAAAATTGCTATTGGTACAATTGAATGGCGTACCGGTGGTGATGGTTTATTAGGATCGGTGAGTGGATTTGCTGCTCCATTGTTACCTGGATTCCAACAAATTCCTTTCGAAGGTGAATATGTATTAATTGTATCTGCACCTAATCCAGGTAACATACTAGGTATAATCGCAGAATCATATTATTACATCGGGCCAATCAATATCAATGCAGATCGAAATGCTAATCAAGCGGCCGGTGTATTTGCTCGTTCAACGCAAAGTGTACCGTTAATACCTAAACCTATTCCGCCAAATTTTGCAAATAAAGATGTTCCGCCATTACAACCGTTGGTAGGTGATACTATCATACAAGATAGAAATGGATCATCAATCCGAATGTCATCTACGCCATGGCCATCATTTAAAATTTTAAGTCCAGAAAACTTAGCAGAATTTGCATGGAAAACGGGACGACCTCGTACAAGGTTTGGTGCTATCTGGTCACCATTAGCAGCGGGTAATCCTATTATGGTTATATCTGTAGGAGCGCCAGGACTTAAAAGTAAAGGTATTGCTGGTAAAATTGGTAAATTCGGTAAAACTGCTACGATGGTTGAACAACCAGGTGCGGATGCGTCTATCATGTATTTTACATCAGATCAGCGTTTAGATTTTACCGTATCGTTACCTTTTAATCGTAAACAAGGAATGCAGCCGGTATCTAAAGAACTAGAATTGACAAATGATTTAGGTTCTCGTAATGTCAATCCAAATACAAAAGAACCGGAAGATCCTATTACAAAATCTGGTAAGATATTAGAAAAATCAACACTGTTTGAAAATCCGTGTCATGATAAAGATTTTCCAATGCCTAATCAATATCCTTTACCAGGAGCTGGAGCAGTAACTGTTGCTAATACAGCAGCTAATAGTCAAATTTTCATGAGGTCTCATCGTGTTTTAATAGATGCTCGTTTGGATAATGTCATTATCACTGGTATGAAAGATGTGAAATTTGGTACTAAAAATTGGAAACCTGAATTAGATCCTACGATGACAATCATCGAAGAACTAATGAATCAAGTTATTATATTATCAATGCATTGCCAAGAACTTACAGATATTGTTTATCACCATATGGAAGTAACTCGTAATATGCAATTTCCAACAGGTGTAGGACCTACCGGTCCGACTTTAGCTATTTACGATACTGCAATTAAAGAATTACAAAAAGAAGTAGGAAATTCTAAAACATATGATAAAACTACATTTGGTAGATTTTTAGAACGAGGTGTACAATTTCAAAAATTGTATAGAGAATTTGGTAAACAAAAACGTAGTCAAGAAGAAAAACAAAAGAATGAAAGTGAATTAAAAGCTAAAGGAAAATAATATGCCAGTTCAATCGGTCGGTCCTTCTTTAAAAAAATTCTGCGAGGGTAATGGTTCGCCAGATGCTCCTACAGCTCCTGAATTTCCTAAAATTGCCGATTCTCCTACATTAATGGATTTTATGTTAAAAATGTCAATGTATTATCCAGATACTACATATGGAGTGTCAGAAACTGATCGTACAAATGAAGATGGTAAAAAAGCTCCAAAGACAGCTCAAGATGTTTGGACATCTATAGCAACACAGCTTGTAAACAATTTTCATTCAGACCGTGACCAAACCGCTATACCGAAAAACCGCAGCGATGCACAGGCACAATTTAAACCAGTACCAACGGTAACTCAGATTGCAGCTAGCCCGGTACCGGCTGGTGTAGGTGGTGAAGCATTAGCAGTTGTTAAAAAAACTAAAGCAGAAGCTATTCAAAAAGCAATGATTGCTTGGTTTGAAGAAAACTATAAAGATGCAGTTAAAAAAGGAAAAGCTACGACTTTTAGTCCAGATTTGATCGGCCGTAACGGGAAATCGAAAAGTTTTACTGAAATTGATACAGTACCTACAAATACAAATGCTGTTTCTAAATTAGAAACAGCATGGCATGAATATTGGAAAAGTGCAACTTTTACAGCTACAATACCATTACCGGAAATTTTAGTACCAAAACCATCAAACCCTCCGCCAAAATTCTTTCCACAATTAGCTCCTCAAAAAGATTTTGACTCGGAAGAATCTGCCGGAGCAGATGGCGGAAATACATCTACACCTGCTACAGAAACAGAGCCAGCCCAGAGAGAAGGCGGTCCTGGTTTTGTAATCGGGCCTTTTGATCGACAAATTCAAGTCGAAGAAATTGCAGGAAGTACAGTTACAATAAAAGATGGGCCGCAATCATATACGGTTCCAAAATATAAATTAGTCGGTGCTCCTATTGATAAAGATACATATATAATCGATTCAGAAAAAAATCAAGAGTTGATTAAAAGTAAATTAAATTATGCTGCTTTTTTAAGAGGTAAAAAAGATGTTTTTGGCGAAGGCCCTACAGATTTACCTATCAACGGAGGTAAAAATATTGAAGTACCAGGTGCTGAGGGAGAACCTCCTACTATATTACAGGCTAAAGGATTAAATACATCTGGTAAGCAAACTCCTGGAGGCCAATTATTAAATGATAATAAAGGTAATCCAATTGAAGATCCATCATACGGTGTACCGAATTTTAGCGATGAACCTGCTATCGGTGATTGGGTCGACCAAAACGGTAATGCGATTATTGGGCGTGGTGATAAAGGTACTGAATGGGGAGGTACGCCGTTAAATCGTTCATATGGAAATAGTAAAGCACGCGAAGAAGAAGTACAAAATTATCAATCAACGTTAAAATCAATATCACCGACAGCCGGTGAAATGGGCGAAAAAGATTTAAGTTATTCAGATCCACGTACATGGGGTCCATGGGAAGAATATAAACGAGAAAGCGATAAAGCTCGCAGATATAAACATCTTGTACCTACAGGATTAGCAACTGCAAAAGCAGCGGCAGATGATTCAGCGCTTACAGAAGCTGATCAGCCAGGGGCTCGTATCAATGGTCAAAAATGTTTACCAGTAATGAACAAAATGTATTGGGGATTCCGTTTACGAGAAGCATTTCCAGATGCTACATCAGATGCCGATGCAGTAAATCAAGCAATAAAAGGTTCTCAACCTCCAGGAATGCCAGATGCCGCTACTGTCGTAATAAAAGGTGGTACAGTTGTTATTTCTGGTCCAATACCTCCTTTAAAAATTAAAGAATCTGGTAGTACTTTTTCATTTACATGGAAGAATAATGATGTGTTATTAAATGGCGGAAAAGTTAGTCGCGGAGATGGTGATCCGTTTAGGTCAAAAGTTAATAAAGAAACACCGGCCGAAATAGTTAAAAATTTACCAGATAAAAATACTAATAATGCAAAAACCGTAAATACTATAGGTAAACATATAAATGATGGACAATTAGGTGTTGATCCAACATTAGATCAGAAAGTCAAAGGCACAGCCAAAGGCGGTATGACATATTTTGATGCAAGTAAGCAAATTTTCTTTCCATTCTTTACACCGCCAGCTAAACCATTTTTACCTAATTCTGAAACTATAAATTGGGGGCCATAAACCGGATTTACAACTGTATCATATTTATATTAAATTGGAAAAATATGGATACAAAATCATTTACATCTTTACTTCGTAAGATTATAAGAGAAGAGGTTAGGTCTGCGGTTCGAGCAGAAATGAAAACCTTATTAAATGAACAGAAAACTAACCATAAACAGGTTATACAACATGGTTCACAATTACATCGTATGGTCGAAAAAAATCCGTATGATGTAACATATTCAGCTAAAACATCAAAGGTCGCAAAACCGAGACAGTTTGTTAAAGATTCGATGCTGAATGATTTATTAAATGAAACGGCAATGTCATCTCAACCGGTTGAACAAGATTGGCCGACAATGGATTTCAGATCTGAAATGGCTCAAGCGTTTGGAATGGGCGGCGGTGGATATGTTGATGATGTTCCTCATGTAGCTCCGGCAGTTGATTTGGATCAGCGACCAGTTAATATGAGTAATCCGGCTGTCGCTGCTACTGTAGATGCAATGACACGTGATTATTCAGCATTAATGAAAGCAATTGATAAGAAAAAAGGTGTTACTAAATAATGTCAAGACCAATATATCAATATCAAGTAGATAACTTCAATCCAGATCGCGCGGTTGGAATAACACTGCCATTTAACAAACCAGTTGATGGTAGATTGATATCACAAAATTATGCATCCGGTTCTGTAGGCGGTGGTGGTGTATTTAATTTATCATATACCACCGAAGAACAGTCAATTTCAAATTTAAAAAATTTATTGTTGACTCGAAAGGGTGAACGATATATGCAACCCGAATTTGGTACAGATATTTATGCAACATTATTTGAACCTAATACAGAAATTGTACGAGAAAATTTACAGCAATCGCTTGAAGATGATATTGCATTTTGGTTACCGTACATTCAATTAAATGCAATTGATGTCGTTGGTGACATTGATAATTATACATTATCTATACGTATACGTTATAAAGTACAAAATTCAAATGCCGAGCGTGTGATAATTGTATTGGCAAATGAAAATGAACTTTTATTATCAGAAATTGATGGTATTCCTAGCAGATTAGCTCAGGTAGGATTATTTTAAGGAAAACAATGGAATTAATTAAAAAGGACGTTAAATATCTTAATAAAGATTTTGCTCAGTTTAGGGCAAATCTAATTAATTTTACACGTCAGTATTTTCCAAATACATATAACGATTTCAATGAATCATCACCTGGTATGTTATTTGTTGAAATGGCTTCATATGTTGGAGATGTGTTATCATATTATACTGACCAGTCATTTCAAGAATCTGTATTAGCAAATGCAAAAGAATCGGCTAATATATTACAATTAGCACAGTTATTTGGATACCAAGCAAAATTAAATACACCGGCGACAGTTGTATTAGATATATTTCAATTAGTACCGGCGAAAGGTACTGGTAACTCGGCTGAACCAGATTTCAATTATACATTGTCAATACAAGAAAATGCTCAGATTCAAACGGTTGATGGTACTAACTTTGTAACAACTCAGCCAGTTGATTTTGCAGTTGATACAGGTACAGATCCTCGCGAGGTAACTGTATATTCTACAGATACAAGTGGTAATATACAATTCTTTTTATTACGTAAACAAGTACCTGCTAAATCTGGTGAAATTAAAACAAGGACGTTTCCTTTTAGTGCTCCTAAGCCTTATGATAAAATTACATTACCAGAAACAAATGTATTAGATGTACTAGATATTTTTAGTTCATCGGGCGATGAATGGCATCAAGTAGATTATCTAGCACAGGATACAATATTTGAAGCAATTGCAAATGTACCATTTAACGATGCAGAATTAGCAGAGCATCGTAGTACGGTACCATATATATTAAAACTTAAACGAACTCCTAGACGTTTTGTTACTCGAGTAAGAAATGATCAAAAAATAGATATTCAATTTGGCGCTGGTGTTAGTTCAGATTCTGATGAAGAATTAATTCCAAATCCAAAAAACGTAGGTATGGGATTAGAATATCTTTCTCGTACGACTGCTGTTGATATAGATCCAACAAATTTCTTAAGAACTAGTACATATGGTTTAGCGCCAAATAATGAAACATTAACTGTACGATACACCGTCGGAGGTAGTATTGCTGAAAATGTTCAAGCTAATACATTGACTATTATTTCAACTATCAATTATAATAGCGAAAATACTTCCGAAGTAAATTTTGATTTTGTTAAAACGACTGTTGCTGTAAATAATCCAGAACCGGCGGCGGGTGGTAAAACTAAAGAAGATATTGAAAGCATACGTCAAAATGCCATGGCACATTTTGCAACACAAAATCGTATGATTACTCGTGAAGATTACATTGCCCGTTGTTATATCATGCCAGCTAAATTTGGTAGTATTGCAAAAGCATATGTGATAGGCGACTCGCAGCAAAACACCGCCGATGTAAGTTATCCACGAGAAACGATATCAAATCCATTAGCTTTAAATTTATATACATTAGCTTTTAATGATAGAAAACAATTAGTATCACTTAATCAAGCATTGAAAGAAAATTTACGTACTTATCTATCACAATTTCGTATGTTAACAGATGCGATAAATATAAAAACTGCATATATTGTTAACATCGGAATTGAAGTTGATATCATTCCGACGCCAAATAGCAATAGTCAAGAAGTGATATTAAGGGTCGTTCAACGATTGAAAGAACTATTCAATGTTGACCGGATGCAGATCAATGCACCTATTATAATACCTAATATCATGTCTGAATTGGATAAAGTGCGTGGTGTACAAACCGTAGCTCGTTTTGAATTAGTTAATTTATATAACACAGCATTGGGATATTCTCAGTATGTATATGATTTGAA